GAAATTGAAGGTGGATCGCGTGCGGGCGCTGGAGCGCTTTGAAAAAGCGCTGGCGGAGTATGAACGATTGTGTGAGTTGGGAATGCGACACGAAGAGGCATTAATAGAGTGCAAGAAGGTGCTGCAATGAGTAAAACGTGGAAAGCGGTAGAACAACGTTTGGCGAAGCGGCTCGATGGCGAGCGCATCGGCTGTACCGGCGGGGCAACACCAGACGTGGTGAGTGATTGGCTTTCGATTGAGATCAAAACACGTAAGCGCTTACCGCAGTGGCTAAAAGACGCTATTGCGCAGGCGGTGAGCAACGTCTGGGGCTATCGCTTGCCGGTCGTCATCTTGCACGAGATCGGTCAGCACCACGATGACGATCTCGTGCTGTTGAAACTGAAAGATTTTGAAGCATGGTTTGGTGAGGTGAGGTCATGATTATCGGTGCAATCGTTTTAGCGATTCTTGGCGTGCTGGCGATATTTGCGACGATGCACAGTAGTCGAATCAGCCGCGATGAGGAGCGATGGTATGGATGATGTGTTGGAGATCATGGATGATGTTGACGTAGGGATGGCGTATCGCAAACTCGCAGTTCGAATTATTCTAGAAGGCGCACTGGACAAAGATGTGGAGTTTTTACGAAGTCGCTGGTGTGCCGATCTGTGCATTTGGTGCGGTTTTGCGTTTGATGGTCGGGATATTGAGCGGGCGATGAAAGTCAACGGCTTGTGGTTGATGGAACGCGGCGAGATACGGCGTGCATTGCATGATTTTCTGTATGATGAGATACCGATTGAGGAATCGGTGCGCGAGTGGTGGGAGGAACTGTGTGAAGAACGAGAAAGCGAAGCCGTGGCGGTGGGTTGAACTTTTTATCCGTTTATGCTAGAATTAGTATTGAGGACAACTTATGAAACTCGAGCGGGGACATAGCGCTCACGTGGCACAAGCCACGGTGGGCGCTTTTTACTTTGAAAAAGGATATTGGTATTGGCGATGTGAAGTTTGTGGAAAACTGCTTGGCAAACTGGAGAATGGCGCTTTGTTGATAAAGCATGGACGCTTGTTATTGAAATCGTCTCTACCGGTAGAGCGTCGATGCGAGCGTTGCGGAACAATGAATCGGCTATCTGTATTTCCCGAGTGGTTCAGAATATATGCGGAGTTAGGGCATGGCAAAGAGAAAGTGGAAATGGAGTCCGAGACGCAGAAAGGCAGCGAAACTAATAGCGAAAGGTGAATTCACTGTAGAGGAGATCGCGTGGGAATGTGGCGTTTCGGATCGTACAATTTACAAGTGGAAGAAAGAACCTGAATTTGATGCTTATGTAAAGGAACTTGAAGAGGCAATCAAGGCTGAGGCGAAGCGTTATCTGTTTCGTCATGCATTAGCGGCTGCGCAGCGTCTAGTGGAGTTATCACAGAGCGCTACGCCAAAAGATCGGGTAAGGTTGCAAGCGACGATAGAAGTGCTGAATCGCAGCGGCGTGATCGCGGTTAGGGGCGTTGAGGTGGAGAATGTAGGAACGCCGATCGTGGCGATCTTACCAGCGGTGAAGAATGAGGATACCGTGGGTTCCGCATGAGGGGCCGCAACGGCTTTTTCATGAGTCAAATGCATTTGAAATACTTTACGGCGGCGCGGCGGGTGGAGGAAAGTCAGATTCGCTCTTGATGGAAGCATTGCGTTATGCACATGTGCCCGGTTATGCTGCGATTATACTGCGGCGCACGTATCCGCAGTTGTCGCAGGCGGAGGGGCTCATTCCACGATCTCACAAGATATTGAGAGGCTTGGCGAAGTGGAATGAAGAACGCAAAACGTGGACGTTTCCCAGCGGAGCGACGCTGCAGTTTGGGCATATGCAGTATGAGAAGGACAAATATAACTATCAAGGCGCTGCTTTCGCTTACATCGGTTTCGATGAATTAACACAGTTCACGGAGACGCAATATTTGTATCTTTTTAGCCGCGCTAGGACCACGGTGGCATTACCAGATGGACGGCCGTTGCCGGTTCGGATACGAGCGACGTCGAATCCTGGCGGCGAGGGCCACGAGTGGGTACGTCGGCGCTGGGGTGCATGGCTGGGAGATAACGCAACGGCGAAGAGTGGCGAGATTCGCTATTACAAGCAGGTAGATGGCATTGATGTGGAAACGACGGCGGATGATCCAGCAGCGTTGTCGCGTCAATTCATTTTCGCTAACATTTTTGATAATCCAACGTTGATGCGGAATGATCCAGCGTATATTCGGCGCTTGGAAGCGTTGCCGCTTATCGAGCGTGAAAGGCTTCTCTACGGCAACTGGGCTATTACTCCTGTGGGCAATGTGTTCAAGCGGGAGTGGTTCCGCATCGTGGACAAAGCGCCTGACGGCCTGCGCTGGGTGCGATACTGGGATCTGGCGGCGAGCGTGAAAGATACAGCGAGTTACACAGCGAGTGTCGCGATGGCGATGGGTGAGGATGGCACAATATATTTGCGTGATATGATCCGTGGACGCTGGGAGTGGCCGGATCAGGAGAAGATTTTGATACAGACGATGCTGGCGGAGCCAGAGGTGGAACATGGTATTGAAAAAGCGCTACATGGCATTGCAGCGGTGCAAGCGCTACTGCGAAAGAAGGAGTTGGCGGGGATCACAATTCGTTCTGTGCGCGTGGATCGAGACAAGTTAACGCGAGCACTACCCCTCAGCGCGAGGGCAGAGCAGGGTAAGGTTGCGCTGGTGCGCGGCGATTGGAATGTTGCGTTTATCAATGAGTTGTGTGCGTTTAGTGGCGATGGAACGACACATGACGATCAGGTAGATACGGCATCGGGTGGGTTGCAGATGTTGAGTGAATGTCCGGAGGTGCAGTACGCACCAAGCATCTGGGGGTGAGGTATGGCAGTTCTGAATTTAGCGAATCGGGTGTGGCAAGAGAGGATCACAGCAGAGAATATTGCTAGGCTGAATAAGTATAAGCAAGCGTGGCAAGCGTATTTTGGTTATTTCAAGAAGCCACTCAAGGTGCGTCAGGGCCAGGTAGACGACAACCTCATTATTAACTTTACACGATTGATCGCGGATAAAAGTGTATCGTTTCTTTTTGGCGATGAGCCACGATTCGAGTTAGACGAGACAGCACAGACTAAAGCTGAAGAATGGCTAGCGGAGTGCTGGCGTGTGAATCGCAAGATGCAATTTTTGCAGAAAGTGGCATTGAATGGCGCGGTTTGTGGTCATGCTTTTATTAAGATCGTGCCTCGTGATCCATATCCCAAGTTAGTGAACCTTTCGCCGGAGTATGTGGTCGTCATCGTTGATCCCGAGGATATCGATAACGTGTTGCACTATGTGATTGAGTATCCAGCCGTAGGGCCGGGTGGGGAGCAGTTGACGTATCGCCAAACGATTGGGCAAATCGAGGGACGCTGGGTGATACGTGATGAGGTAGCGCAGGGTAATGAGCCATTCGTGGTACGGTCCGAAGTAGTGTGGCCCTATCCTTGGCCGCCGATCGTGGATTGTCAGAATTTGCCGTCGCCAAACGAATACTACGGCATCGCAGATATTGAGGATGATGTAATCGCACTAAACGAAGGTATCAATTTTGTGTTGAGCAACATGGCGCGGATTATACGTTATCATGCGCATCCCAAGACGTGGGGGAAAGGCTTTCAAGCGAAGCAGATGAATATCGCGGTTGATGAGACGATTGTTCTGCCGTCATCCGATGCAGAATTGCACAATTTAGAGATGCAAAGCGATTTAAGGTCTAGCATCGAGTTGTACAAGCGACTCAAGGAAGCATTGCATGAAGTGACGCGGATCCCCGAGGTGGCAACGGGGAAGTTGGACAGCGTGGGAAATATCTCTGGTGTGGCATTGCAGATTCTGTATCAACCGCTTATCGAAAAGACAGAGACAAAGCGTCGCACGTATGGCGAGATGTTGATTGAATTGAATCGGCGATTGCTGGAGATGGGTGGATTTGGGGCAGATAATATCACGACGATTCACTGGCCAGAGTTATTACCAAAAGACGTAATGCAGGAGCGGCAGGCGGCGCTTTTGGATCAGCAACTCGGCGTGAGTCAAGATACGATTTTGCAGCGGTTGGGATTCAATCCTGATCTGGAGCGCCAAAAGCGCGAGGTGGGCTCGGCGGAGATGGCGGAGACAATGCTGAGGAGTTTCGAGCGAGGTGAGTAGTGGCGGAGCCCGATCTCTATGCGATGGCAAATCGATTTCGGCGTCAGTGGCTGCGACGGGAACGAGTAGCGGCGACGGAAATGGTGCAGCAATATGGAGAGATCTGGCGACACATTAAGAGTGAATTGGACTCGCTGCAGGAGGCGATTAAGCAAGCCGAATCTGAGGGCAAAATTGTTGATACAGCGTGGTTGTTTGAGCGAGGACGACTCCGGTCGCTACAAAGGCAAGTGGAGAACGAGTTGAATCGCT